CAGCAAAGACTGATGCAAAAACAAGCGTCAGTGGATTTGGCAGCTTATAAGAAGCGTTTAACGGAGTCTGTACACCTGAAGAGATTACAGGTTGAAGAACTTGAGTTGAATGTTCGATACTTCGAGGTAAACAAGGAGTGGAAGGGAATGCAGCCGGAGATTGAGGAATTCGAAGCAACTGAGAGAGCAGAGCGTCAGAAGCAGCAAGAGGAATATCAGAAGATGATAGATGAGGCGAAGGCGAAGGAAAAGGCAGGAGAGGGTGGATCAATGAAGACACCTGAGAATATTGTAGTATCAAAAGTAGGTAAACCGAGATCCTCAACGAAGAAAGTGACTGAGAAAGAGGCTAAGTAAATAATTTTTTGTATCTTTACAATATGAATATTAAAAAGATAGGGTCAGGAAGCCACGTGTTTGTAGAGCAACTTAGAGAGTTGCTCTCAAACACCTTTCCAAGAGGCATGGTTTTTAAGGCTTCATATTTTATAGGAGAAGACACAGACACAGGCATTAAGGGACTGTATTTCGAATTAGTAGTTTCTAAAGGAGGTTTATTATATATGAACTTCATGGAACTTAAAGATTGGGAAAAACAGTCAGACATCGAAAAAGAATTCTTTGCACGTATTGTAAACGATCTTATGATGGCTGGTGTAGCACACCTTAGTAATAACGCAGTAAGTTCAGCATTAATATCCGATCAGGTTCTTGAGCCGAACTTCAAAAACGTTTTGCCCCGTCGACTAATTTTTTTAAACTAATGAAATTTAAAATAACAACTGAGCCTGATAAGTATTTCCAACAACTAATAGAGATTCTGCGAGTCTTCCCACCTTTTGACAAGCTGAGGAAGAGACAGAGAGAGGTCTTTGCGGAGATACTAGTTCAGTATCACAACTTTACTAACGAGAGTGATAAGGTAACGACTCGTCTTGTATTTGATTACAGGACCAAAGAAGAGATTGCGACAAAGCTCAAGATCTCAAAGGGGAACCTATATAATATATATAAGGAACTCCGACAACACAAATTGTTGATCAAGGATGATATCAATCCGAAATTCAAATTCAAATATCTTCAACACACTGAAGTTGTATTTGAATTTATCGAAAAACTTAAATAAATTAATTACACATACTTTCAATTTAAAACAATTAACATGAGTAAGAAAATACATAAGTACAATTTAACTGGTAGCTACGTAGAGAGTTATCCAACCATTGTAAACGCTGCTGCCGACATAGACTGTGATGAGTCAACGATCAGAAGGGCAGCCAATAATGGAGGAACAGGGAAACATTTCTATTGGAGTTATGAGAAAGCTGATAGCTTTTGGAATACCAACGTCGTAAATAGATTTGCAGAGAGCAGAGGAATCGACCCATTGGAGATTATTAAAACAAAGATCTATCAGACAGTAAGTGGAGATGATCGAATCTCACTCGAAACCAGAAGAGTTACTAAAATGTCTCCGAAAGATCTGGAAGTCAAAGAGTTTCAGAAGCAAAGAAAACAATTACAGAGAAAGACAGACGAGTTAAACGTCACAAGAAAACATTTCAGAGAGTTCGCACGTGTTGAGAACGCTCTCACCGCACTCAATGAAGCTCTCATAGAGCAACTTACCAGCGATTCATTCAAACCTATTACATACGAGCATCCACAAGTAGATGGAACAATCCTTGTAGTACAAGTGACTGATACTCACTTTAACGAACTTGTGAACATGCCTGATAATGAATACGGGTTTGTCGTAGGTGCAAAGAGATTACAGAAGTATGCACACAAAGTCAGGAGAATGGCTGAATTGTATAAGACAAAGAACATTGTACTCGCATTAACAGGTGATATCATCAATTCTGACCGTAGATTGGACGAAATGATGAACATGTCCACAAATAGGACAAAAGCTGCACTTATCGCAACACAGATCCTATATCACTTTATTCAGGATATAAACAGGGTTGCTAACGTTTCAATCGTATCTGTGAGTGGAAACGAGTCAAGAATCAAAGAGGAATGGGGATTAAGTGAGTTTGTAATGAGTGATAACTATGATTATCTGATTACCAACATGTTGAAACAGTTGTTCAAAGGCGCACCGGGAGTGAAATTTATTGATGGTGATCCTGTAGAACAGGTTATCAATGTTAACAATTCTAATATCCTAGTAACACATGGAACTACAATTAAAGAAGGTCAAGGCGCAATGCAGCAAATCTTCGGAAAGTATGCAGCCAAAGGTATCCTTCTCGATTACGCCATTTTCGGTCATGTTCATTTTACTAACATTACTGACATATATAGTCGTTCGGGTAGTCTTATTGGTAATAACACTTATAGTGACAGGGGTATACACCTTGTTACGAAAGCGTCACAGGTCATACATGCTATAGAACCTGATGGTGGAATAGATAGTTTGAAGGTCTCATTACAGTATCATGATACATATCAAGGATATGATATCAAGGATGATCTTAAAGCGTACAATGCAAAGCTTGCTGATAATTCAAAAGCAAGAGAAACAATCGTATTAAAAGTAATAATATAATGGCTAAAAAAGAAAAAGATATCGAATTGGGAATTTGCACAAGGTGTGAATCTGTTGGAAGAAAACCACAACCAAGCGCGGAAATCGCGTTCGGTCCAAACGGAGTTATATCGCCCGTATGTCAAGAGTGTTTTGACGAGATAGAATATTTCGTATATGCGAACAAAGAGGACCAAGCAGTATCTTGAGGATATTGCGAGAGATGAAAATCTTAGGCTCAGTGAAACACAGGAGATCACTGAGTCGTTCTTCAAGTTTGTTGCACAGGTAATGGCTGAAGGAGATAGGAAAACTATGGAGTTTGCTAACATACGTGTGTTTAAATGGGGGCTTTTCAGAGTTAAGGAAGGAAGGAAAAAACATTATGAAAGAATCAACAAAAAACGAAGCATTATCAAATCCCACAGGAACAGGAGAGCAAATGCAGAAAAGTAATATCCGCCCATATTACACAGACATTCCGAGTTTTGAAGAGTTTACAAAAATGGTGAAAGATATAATAAAGGAGAAGAATGAAAAACTTAATAACGCTAGACAACAACTTGCTAACAGTCAGTCCTGAAGCTCTTGTCATTATAGAGTTTGGTAAGATCTGGAAGCGAGATAAAACTAAGGCGAAGGATAGAGCTTTAAAGGAACTGGCTTACGTGTATCATACTACTGATTATCAATCTATTTACAGGAACTATCATCCTGACATAAGGAGTAGTAAGATCAGGCTTGATATCTTTGATGATAAGAATTGGAAACCTGATACAGTAGTTATACTCGCGTGTGACAAGTACAAACAGCTCCAAACAACGTTATCGTTAGAGCTGATGGACGATGTAGAACTTGGGTTAAGTCAACTTCGTACTTACTTCAGGAAATTTACTGTCTCTGATGAGGATGATGATAACGGTGTGGCAGCCAAGAACTTCATAGCTAATGTGAAGTCTATGGGCGATCTCGTGAAAGGGATGAAGAGTCTCCGGGAAGAGGTCGAAAAAGAGTTAACTGATAATATGCAACTTAGAGGTGGTTCGACAATTGGTCGTAGGGAATTGCCACCAGATAGGAGAGGATAATGATATTAAAAGATTTAATTATAGAAGACAAAGAATTGTTTGTTGAGATTGCTGCTTTTGTAATTATTAAAAGGACAGGTAAGTATTATGAAATTGCTGTTCGAATGAGACATGATTATGATCCACGTACAGATCAAGGGATGCGGTTAATCAATTATAAAAATTTAATCAAACGATTTATGGAAGAGTGTAGGAGGGTTAATATGTATTACATAATTAGTGAAGGAAACGTTATAGACACTCATAGCGTAAAAATTCACGAAGAAGAAATTATATTTTAAGAAAGGGAGAATAAAATGGAAGAAGTAAGTTTTATAGTTGAAGCAATAGCAGCTGGACTGTTTATCTTTTGCTTACTGGCTGGTATGGGAGCATGTTTCTATATCATGGAGAATGGATTTGGATTTAAAAGGAAGAAGAAAAATGGCGATAGCGAAAATTAAACTGACACAAGAACAGGTAAAACTGTTGATGTCAATGAATGCGATTTTTCTAAATAATGAATCGTATGGATATTACAGACTACCTTGGGTTAAATTAGACAGAGGTAGTGATGAAGGAGAATTCTATATTAATGAGAGAGACTATCCTGATGATTTAAAAAAATCATTGAGAGATGAAGTATGTTTTGAACAATGGGTTGTGGATCATAGTACATGTGGTTTAACCAATCCTTTAGATTTTTCAAAGTATGGTAGGGTTGTAGACTCTTGGAGTATAACTGTAAATGGAATTGAAATAGTAAACCCCTCATTAGAAAGGGTTTGGGAACTTTATAAAGAATCAAAAAATGACTGACATAGTTAAATATGTATCACCGACATTCCAATTATATGAATGTACGGTTTGTAAGAAGCGTTTCAAAATACAAGTAGGGTGTTCACTAACTGATACTCCTAACATGAGAATAATGCAACATCTTATGATGCAATATCTTAGTGTACCTAAAGAAGATAGGTGTTGTACAGTTGAATCAGTGAAGGAGATAAAAGATGAAAGTATTCAAGGTTAAGGCTACACCGTTTCCCGGTCATATATATGTAATAATTGGAACAATAGTTCAAATTGAGGGAGAACTCAAGAGAAGAAAAATAAACGACTATAATCAGATTTTTACACCGGGAACCGATGCAGCATGTGTGAGTGTTGAAACTAAAAATGGAACGGCGATTGCAGTACTTCTTACACCTGATGTAAACGATGAGACCATCTGGCATGAATGTTTACATGCAGGATGGTATACTTTGGATGTGTATGGAGTAAAACTAACTGTAGGTAATCACGAAGCTCTCGCATACACGCAAGGATATTTATATAAAGAGATTAAAAGACGAATGGTAAAATGAATAGAAGAAAATTTAAATACAGATCAATAAAAGAAACACTTCTTCACGAACTGTTGGCAAGAGCTGAAGGTTCAGAAGGATGGGAAATGATCTCGGTCATGCAAGAACGGTCTGGTTATTTTATAGGAGTTTTGAAAAAGCGTGTACAATGAGTCAAATTATAGTAGCAGAACCGTGGACAGGTGTTCCGAACCCAATTCGAAATACAGACCAATCGTATTTGAAGTTTCTTAATACTCGTGTATTTCAGGAGGAAGGAAGAAACTTTTTGAAATATGGGTACTACACGGATGCACCGTTCGGTTCTAAAGACTATAATGATTATTGGGATGAGCAAGAGCGCAGAGTATTACACGGTTACAGTGTAGGAGGTGTCAGAGTGACAGGTCGTCACTACTTTTACCTGAACTTTTGTCTGATTAAAGCTCGACCTATTGACCCTAACACTGGTGCTGAGAAGACCGGGGAGAATCGTAAGATCATTACACTCCCTAGATTCTTAGACCACAACTTCTATTGGTTTCATGAATTCGAAGCGTGTGTAGCTGAAGGTCCACATATACATGGAGAGAAGCATGGAATGATCGTTGCTAAATCCCGTCGTAAGGGATTCACCTATCAGGTTACTGGTGGAGTGTACGCATACAACTTCAATTTCATTCCAGCATCTATGAATATCCTTGCTGCATATGAGAAAGGACATTACAAGGTTACGCTCGATGGTATTCACTTCAGTATAAACCATATTAACAGAGTAACCGATTGGGGTAAGAAGCAAGGGAAGTTGTCTAAACGTGATCACTTCCGAGCGTCGTTTGTCATGAAAAACGCTTACACTGGTGTCGAAGTGGAAGACGGGTATATGTCTGAAATACAAGCTGTTTCCTTTAAGGATAACCCTTTCAAGTCTATTGGAGAATCTACTGACCTTATGGGATTTGAGGAAGCTGGTAAGTTCGAACACTTACTGACAGCTTATACTATCTCTGAACCAACATTTCGTGATGGAGATATCATGACCGGAGTTCCATTGATTTGGGGAACTGGTGGTGACATGGAAAAAGGTACAAAGGACTTCGCTGAGATGTACTACAATCCTGAGCCTTATGGACTTAAAGGATATGAGAATATCTATGATGAGAATGCTACAGGAGATTGTGGATGGTTCGTTGATGATATGTGGTACTATCCCGGTACGATATTGAAGAAGCACATATTTACAGTAGGTGACAAGCAAGTAACAAAAGAGGAAGTATTACCTTTTGTTGATGATCAAGGAAACTCTCACCGTGATCTTGCTGAAGAGTCACTTGATATTAAGAGAGAAAAGCGTCGTAAAGGATCACGTGCTGCATATAATAAGTTTATTACTCAGCAGCCGAAGAATCCAGCTGAAGCGTTCTTGAGAGTCCAAGGTACTATGTTTGACACAGTTAGAGCGTCAGCAAGACTTGGTCACATATTAACAAATAGAGCTACATTTATTGATAGCATTTGGTTGGCTAATTTAGTTGTCGATCTGACTGCTGAAAAAATTAAATTTGAATACAATGTTGAAGGAGTTCCGTTACGTGATTTTCCTATTAAAGATAATAACCATGTTGGAGTTATCGAGATTTATGAGATGCCTGTGGCAAGTCAAGATGGTGAAGTACCTTATGGTAGGTACATTGCTGGTATTGACCCTTACGATGATGACAAATCTACTACTAGTTCTGTTGGCTCAATTCTGGTTCTTGATCTCTTAACTGACAGAATAGTATGTCATTACAAGGGACGACCTGAAGCAGATACATTCTTTGAGACAGTTAGAAGAATATTGAAGTTCTACAACGCACAAGGAAACTATGAACGAAACAAGAAAGGTTTATATGGTTACTTATATAATAAAGGTCAACTACACTTGTTATGTGATGAACCTGAGATTTTAAGAGATAAGGGAATTAGTAAAGCTAACACATTTGGTAACAACTCCAAAGGTTCAATGGGGTCGACACCCGTGAATCTGTACGGGTTACAGCGTGCTGCACAATGGATGTCGTTACCAGCTTATGCAGAGGAAGAGGGATCAGAGATGACTAATCTGGATAAAATAAGATCAATAGGATTGCTTAAAGAAATCATTGCATGGAATCCTGACGACAACTTCGATGATGTCTCAGCATTAGGTATGCTAATGATATTACGAGAAGACCGACTTAATTACAAAGATAGACTCAGAAGGAAGCAAGTTGCTCAGATTACAGGTGACGGTTTCTTCGATAGACATGTTGGGAGTAGTCAAAAAAGCTATAGCAATCGAACAATAATGGATTTTATTAAGACAGAAGATATAAAAAATTAGTAAATTTACAGAAACTTTGCAAAGTTATATAAAAATATGAGTACTACAATGAGCACCTCTGGTATCGGATACCAGACAAAAAGGTCGGCGCATTTCCCATTTCAGAAAAGATCCACAGCTGCTAAAGGTAAACAATTTGTAATAGATTGTACTGAAGCTGGACTCAACCAATCTTGGAACGCTGATAGCGATCTAGTCGCTTCAAAGAAAGATATGGCTGTTAATTACAACTTACGTTCAGATATTCTTGACGAAAGAGATGTAGAAAAAGCTGTTAACCCTTGGGGAATCAAAGGAGCAACGTTTCCTGCTAAGATGCAGAACTATCCAATTGCTAATCCAAAAATAGACTTACTTATAGGTGAGGAATACAAACGCAGATTTGATTGGAGAGTTACTGTTGTCAATCCCGACGCTGTTTCAGAGAAGGAACAGGACCAAAGAAAAAGAATGAATAATCTTATAATTGACGCTATCTTAGGTGAAGATTATAAGGAAGAAGAACTTCAGGTAGAACTTGAGAAGCTACAGAAGTTTAATAAGTATGAAACTCAAGATCTGCGTGAACGCAGAGCAACCCACTATTTACAATACTTATGGAAGGAACAAGATCTAAGACTCACATTCAACCGTGGATTTGAAGATGCTCTTGTTGCTGGTATGGAAGTGTATTGTATAGACATCGTAGGTGGTGAACCAACTGTAAGAAAAGTTGACCCTCTTTCACTCACAGTGATAAGAACAGGGACAAGTTACAAGGTTGAGGATGCTGATATAATTATTGAAGACACATACCAACCAATCCGTTGGGTTATAGATAATTACTACGATCATTTAACTCCTGTTCAGATTGATAAGATTGAAAAAGGTGTTATGGGTGGTGAGAAAGCAGTACAGATGATCAATTACAACGTTCCCGGTACAGTACAAAATCCTTACAGTATTGCTACCGATCCTGAGAACGATCCAACTCAAAGTTCGGATACTTGGGATGCTGCACTAATTAACCTTGATGACTATCCTGTTCAGAACCTTGCTGCGTTCAATGACGCTGGTGAAGTTCGTGTTGTCCGTATCGTATGGGCAAGTCTAAGAAAAGTAGGAGAGGTTGTTTGGTATGATGAAGATAATGAACTTCAGAAGAAACTTGTAGATGAAAATTACAAAATTAAAGAAGAACTTGGAGAGAAAGTCGAATGGTTCTGGATTAATGAGTGGTGGGAATCTACACGTATCGGAGAAGACATATATACTAAATGGGGTCCAAGACCTATTCAGTTTCGCCAGATTGGAAACAAATCGTTAGGTGGATCAGGATATGTTGGTACTCTATATAATACTAATACGTCCAAAGCACAGTCGCTAATGGATCGTATGAAGCCTTACCAGTATCTATATAATGTATTTATGTACAGAACTGAACTTGCCTTCGCTAAGAGTAAAGGTAAGATATCAGTGTTAGATACTTCCAGAGTTCCTGATGATTGGACAATGGATAAATGGATGTATTATGCAGAAATTCTTGGTTGGGCGGTTGAAGATCCGTTCAAGGAGAGTAATAAAGGTCCAGCTCAAGGTAAGCTTGCCGGACAGATGAATCAGAATTCTAAGGTTCTTGATTTGGAGATGGGTAATTATATCCAGCAACATATAGGAATGTTAGAGTTTATCAAGCGAGAACTTGGAGAGATTGCGGGTGTAAGTAATCAACGTGAAGGTCAGATTGAGAATCGTGAGACTGTTGGTGGTATTGAACGTGCTGTTACACAGTCATCTCATATCACTGAGAAGTGGTTCATGTTACATGATAACACCAAGTTACGTGTTCTTGCAGTCTTACTTGAAACTGCTAAGTACGCTTGGAGAAATAAGAAAAACGAGAAACTTCAATTCATCTCAGATGAAATGAGTTCCATCATCACTGAAATGGATGGTGAACTATTCAACGAAGCTTCTTATGGAATTATGATTTCCAATTCTACTCAGGATGCTGAACTGGTTACTGCAATGAAAACTCTTGCTCAAGCAGGTATCCAAAATGATAAGTTGAACTTCTCAGGATTAATGGATGTGTACTTATCAGATTCTATGAGTTCTATGAGGCGTAAGATTGAGCAATATGAAGAAAATAGTGAACAGGCAGCTCAAAAAGCTCGTCAGGAAGATCTTCAAGTTAAGCAACAAGCTATACAAGCTGAGGTTGACGACAAACAAGCTGATAGAGATCAGAAGATGCAAGAGAAGATTCTTGACTCTGAGACTAAGATTACGGTAGAACAGATGCGAAAAGATAATTCAGACGGTGTTGGTGAGGACTTCCGTTTCACTCTAGCTAAACTGAAGCAAGATCAAGAAAGGCTTGACAAAGAGTTTAGACAGAAACAGAATGAGTTAAAAGAAACTGTTCGTCATAACAAGCAGTCTGAGATCATTGATAAGAAGAAAGCGGTTCAGAAACCAACAGTAAGTAAGAAGTAAAAGCTATAGGAGATAAAATAACCTATCTAATAATTTGTATTAGATAATTGTTAAAGTTAAATTTGTAAAAATAAGGAGATAAAAAAATGGCTATTGAAGAAGGCAAAGATGGATTATTTGCAATCAACTTGCAAGACGACTTGATTGACATATCCACAGAAACGATAGTAGCAACAAAGACGGCTGCTGAACTTGAAAAAGAAAAAAAGGAAAAAGATGACAAAGCTGACAAGGCTGACAAAACAGGAGTAATTCCTGATGTTGCAGATGATGGAAGTTTTGAAATTGATACGTCTTTACAGAAAACGATTGAAACTATTGCTGATCCTAATAAGGCAGCTGATAGCGAAGATAAAGCGTCCATTGAAAAGATTGAAAAAGAAAAGAAAGAAAAAACTCCCTCCGAGGACGGTTCGAGCGACTCTTCTCCTTCTTCTTCACCATATTTAGCCTTCGCAAAGGACAGAGCCAAGGAGGGAGTTTTCCTTGACTTTAGCGACGAAGATTGGACAGGGCTGGTGGAGAAACATGGAGGTGACGAATCAAAAGCCTTGCGAGAGATCCACGATGTATCAACATCTGAGAGGGTCAAGCAAGGAGTGAATCAGTATAAAGAATCGCTTACGGACGACGAGAAATCGCTTTATGAAGCAAAAGAAAAAGGCATTCCCGTAGATAAATACGGACTTGCAAAACACAACCTTGAGAAGTATTCCAAAATAACGGAAGACAGTCTAAAGGAAAATGTCAAGCTTCAAGAGCAATTAGTGAGTAAAGCATTGCAACTTAAAGGCTATACACCAGAGGAAGCTGGCGAGGAAATTGAGGGTTATAAAGCTCTTGAGAACCTTGAAGCAAAAGCTGAAAAAGCTAGAGTAGGACTTCCAAAAGTATACGAAAAAGAAATTAAAGACCTTGAGACCAATGCAGTAGCCGAAGATCTTAGCAGGAAAGACAAGATCAGACAACGTGTAGCAAGAATGAAAAAGCTTGTAGATAGCACACCCGAAATTGTACCGGGAATTAATCTGACAAAAGCTGCACGTGAAAAGATAATGTATTCTATGATGAATCCAGTTGAGCGTGACGCAGAAGGAAATCCGATGAATCCTGTGATGGCTACAAGAGCAAAGAACCCAGAAGCGTTCGAGATGATGATTCATTATTATCACGAACTTGGTTTATTGAATATTGACGACGACGGAAACATGAAACCTGATTTTGCCAAAATTGGTAAAGTCGCAAAGACAAAAGCAACAGACGAAATGCGAAGTGCATTTGAATCAGCAGAAAAGACTGTCGGAGGCAAACCAGTGATATCGAAAACACAAACAGAAGACGAAAACGACTTCGAAGCGGCTTTCGGTAGATTATAATTAATACATATTTAAAACATTCCTTCTAAAACGGAAAAAATGAGAATTTCACCATTCCAACTTTATGAATCAGAGGATATAACAGGTCTTGTAACTAAGTCTCACTTAGGATACAGATTTGGTATTGAGCCTCAACAAGCGTCTAAAGTTGCCACTATGATTCATCAAGCGAATCTTGGTGCGACTGTCAACGCATATCTAAATCAGTTTCCAACGAAAACGTTCTTGACTGACGACGATTTTACATGGGATATTACTACCAATGGTAAGAAAAATATTCCACTGGCGAAAGCAGAAGTTACTCTTGGTACAGCATTAGCTGATACTGACAGAGCCGGACTTAACTACGCCGAATTTTACCTGTATTTCCACGAAGCTTATTTCACTGACGTAAACGTTATTGTAGGTGAGCGTAACGAAGTTTATCCAATTCAGATCCTTGACGATCCGAGTAATATTGGTGGACTTTGGAGATATAGAGTGCGCCTATTGACAGGTGACCCTGCATTGTTTATTCCTGTAGCAGAAATTGCAGCTGGAAAACGCTTTAGCAAGGACTTCTCACCAGTTGAGAAAGAACTGTCAATTAAAGGTGGTGGGGTTCATTATACGTTTCCTTACAAGTTAATGAACGCGTTCACGATGATCCGTATGCAAGATACGATTCCTGGAAACATGATCGAAAGACCAGTTAAGTTTTCTTGGATTGATCCACAAACGAAAAAATTGATGACAACATGGATGGACTACCGTTCATACGAGTTGGAAATGCAATATCAAGATGAAATTAACCACATGATTGTATATGCTACAGCGAACAAGACTGAAAAAGGCACATACGTTCAAAAAGGAAAATCAGGTCGTGTACTTCAAATGGGTGCTGGAATCAAGCAACAAATGGAAGCAGCGAACTACAATACATACAACTCATTCGATATCAAGAAGTTCACTGAGATGTTACTTGACCTAACGGTTGGTAAGATTATCATGGGACAACGTGAGGTTACTGTACTTACAGGAGAATGGGGAATGTATCAGTTCCATGAGGCTCTTGAGTCTTATACTGCTCTTTATACACCTGCACGTGACAACACTCGTATTTATGCGGGTAAAGGTAACGTAATGGGATTCAGAGGTCAGTTCTTAGAGTACATTGGACCAAACGGAATCAAAGTAAATATTGTTCACGATGCATTGAAAGATGACTTCGCAAGAAACAAAATTTATTATCCGGGTGGACAAGGATTAGCTGAATCAAGAGTATATGATATTCTGAACATGGGTACTTCCGATGGAAGACCAAACATTCAGAAAGTAGCTCTTGCTAAATTTGGTGATATCCGTGGATATGAAGCTGGATTACGTGATCCTTTCACAATCGGTCAGACGAACAGGATTATGAGTAACCCGAAAGACGCTTGGACAGAACATAGAGCCTACACAGGTGGAGCAATTGTTTATGATCCAACTAGAACAGCGACTTACAAACCGATTATACTTTAATTTTATTTAAAAGAAGAAGAAAAAAATGGCTAAAAAAGAAGAAGTAAAAGTTAAAGAGGGTAGTACATTTACACTACCTACTACACAAGTCCGTGTGAAGCCGATCCTGAGAAGCGGGAAGTGGCTTCCACTCGGACATAGTGGTTCCTTTATGTACGATCATACATCAATTGGATTACAAGTTCCACTTGATAGAGATACAGGAAGGTTGAAAAACCCTCTGACAGCAGAGGAACAAAAGTTCTTTGAAAATGAAGCAGGTCTTGACCTTAAAGAAGGCGCACTTAATCCTTACAGGAAGAAGAATAATTTTTGGCACGAATTCAAAGTCTACGTTCGTAAGAGCGATAGTATCGTGACAGATAAAACAGTCCTTTTGACGCTTAATCTTAATGATCCAATTCAATACCTTCAGTATAAGGTACTGATGATCAACACACAACAAGATGGTGGTATTGTAGCACCAAGTTGGGAGCAAAGGCTCGATAGTGGAACTTATAAAATTGCTCTTGTCCATGAGGGTGAGCAACATCATGAGAAAGCTAGAAAAGCTGATAAGATGAAGCTGGCGTATAAATACTTAACTAAGATAGATAGTTCAACAGCCGACATGTTCGACTTCCTGACAATCTATTTCTTAGAAACAGCTAAGAGTAAACGTCCTTCTGAAAACTCAGATAAGGATTTCTACTACGCTGAAATACAAGACTTGATCGACAATGACCTTGATGGTGTTGTTAAAATGATTAACGACTCTTCAAACTATGAATACAAACTTCTGGTACACAGAGGTTTAAAAACAGGAGCTTTGAAGATGGTTGCAGGAAGTAAGATTGAAACAGCAGATGGTGTTCCAATTGGAAATAACTTACAACAAGCAATCCAGTGGTTTAAAGACGATAGACATCAAGATGAATATTTAAGAATTAAAAATCAGATTGAACTTGCTAAACAATAAAAATGACAGCAGCTCAAATGAATACGGAATTCAAGATTGGTTATGATTTCATAACCAACTTTGAAGCTCCGGGTGTAAACGAAAGAGAAGTTTCATTCTTCCTGACACGAGCGCAGGAAGAACTTGTTCACTCAATATATAGGGGTGATAAAGAAGTAGAATTTAATAAGAAAGTCCTTAACATACTGAAGACTACAAACGATGCTACTTCCTTCACAACTGGACCATATCCAAACTCGTTTTGGACAGACCTTCCAGCCGACCTGTTATACGTGATCAATGATAGAGTCAAATTGACTTCTAGCGCAAGTCACTTCTTTCCGTCTACAGTATTTGATGATGTCAAAGTG